AATGTGGCTATGAAAGTCAACGTTGGTAAAAAAGTCACTTGGGATCAAGACGTACTGCGTGACACATTCAACAGCATGACGCCTGAGAATGCACAGCACTACGCAAAGCTGACCTATGCTGTGGAAGAGCGCAAGTACACAACCGCTCCACCCGCAATCAAAGCAACACTAGAAGCCGCCCGTACTACAGAAGTCGGACGCTTTACAGTAGAAGTCGAGGACAAGTAATGGGTTTTCAAATTATCACAGCCGATCAACGGTTATCTGAAAAGAAAGGTCACAAGATTGTGATCTGTGGTCAAAGCGGTGTGGGTAAAACCACACTCGCTAGAACTCTAGGCGAACGCACATTGTTCGTTGACCTAGAAGCTGGCGACTCAGCTATCGAAGGGCATCCCATTGATGTGATGCGTCCGCAGTCATGGCCTGAGTGTCGTGATCTTGCATGCTATCTTGGTGGGCCAAACCCATCACTGGCAGAGGATCAGCCATACAGCCAAGCACACTATGACTTTCTGTGTGCAGAAGAGGGTGATCCTACTGCGCTAGTAGCAAAGTATGACACGCTGTTTGTGGACTCAATTACAGTAGCAGGACGCCTGTGCTTTTCATGGTGCCAGCAACAGCCAGAGTCGCGGTCTGACCGCACAGGTAAACTGGATACCCGTGCAGCATATGGCTTGCATGGTCGTGAAATGATGCAGTGGCTAACCCACTTGCAGCACATACGCGAAAAGAATGTGATCTTTGTTGGCATCTTGGATGAAACTACAGATGACTACAGCCGCAAGCAATATAACTTGCAGATCGAAGGCAGCAAGACAGGGCGCGAATTGCCCGGAATTGTTGATGAAGTAATTACAATGGCTATTCTAACAGGTGAAAATGGGCCGTACCGCGCATTTATCTGTCAGCCATTGAATGAATGGGGCTATCCTGCCAAGGATAGGTCTGGTCGATTGGCTACACTTGAGGAACCACACTTGGGTAAACTTATCGACAAAATGAGTTCACAACTTTCAGCAAATGGGAAACCGTTGGATTTTGTAAAACCAGAAACGCAGCAAAGCGAAGGAAATAAAAATGTTTAATCTTAATGAAACACCAGCAGATGATGGCGGCAACCGTGAGTTTTCGCTTATTCCAAACGGCGCAATCAGTCGTGCAGTTATCGTTGTTAAAAGCGGCGATATTGAACTGCCTGAGTTTGGTCAGGGCCAGTGGTTCAAGCAATCACAAAGTTCCGCTGCAAAGTGGATGGAACTAGAATTTACCTGCATCGGCGGTGAGTTCGACAGACGTAAGTTCTGGTCTAAAATCTTTGTTGATGGCAACAAAATGGGCAAGAGCGGTATGCCGTTGGCTAAAGAAATTGGTCTGCGAACACTGCGTCAGATTGTGGAAAGTGCAAACAATCTAAAGGCCAGCGATATGTCGGACGAAGCCCAACAGCGCAGAAATATCTCTGGCGTGTTTGACTTGAACGCTATGGAGATTTGTGCCAAGATTGGCATCAAGAAAGGCACCAACGGGTATAGCGATCAAAATCAATTGATGGCTGCGTTAACGCCAGATCAAAAGGGGTTCATTGCTACCGCGTCAGCGCCAATGCAATCAACGCCAGCAGCACAAGCAGGATACCAGCAACCACAGGCACCAGCACCTCAAGCTGGAAGTCCCGTGCCAAGCTGGGCGCAGAGGTAGTAGCGGCAAGGCCATTCCGCGCCTGCTACCAAGGATGGGGGGCCTTGGGCCGTGAACCCCCCAACTTTCTTTTAGCGAAGAGGACAATCAAATGATATTACGCCCCTATCAAGAGGTGGCGATTTCAGACGCATTAAATGCGCTGGACACCCACAAAAATACAATCGTAGTTGCTCCCACAGGCGCAGGCAAAACTATTATGTTGTCTGCGCTCATTGGTAAAAGACACCAAGAAGGTAAACGCATTCTTGTGTTGCAGCACCGCGACGAACTTGTAGCGCAAAACCGCGAAAAGTTTTTAAAGGTAAACCCGAACATATCCACCAGTATCGTCAATGGCACGATTAAAAAGTGGGACGGTGATACCATATTCTCAATGGTGCAAACCCTGTCACGCGAAAACAATCTGCGCCACAGGCCAAAGTTCGACATGGTTGTTGTAGATGAAAGCCACCATGCAGCCGCTGACACTTACATAAAAATAATTAATGCTGTTAAAGAAGACAATGAACATGTTGAAGTGGTAGGCTTTACAGCCACGCCCAATCGCGGGGATGGTAAAGGTCTGCGCAGTGTATTCAACAACTGCTCACACCAGATAGAATTAGCCACGTTGATACGTGAAGGCTTTCTGGTGCCGCCCAAGGCTTATGTTATCGACGTTGGCGTCAAAGAGGCTCTGGAAGGGGTCACACGGCGCGGTAATGACTTCGACATGGACGAGGTCGAGCAAATAATGAACAAGCGCGTCATTAACGAGCGTGTGGTTTCGGAGTGGCAAGATTATGCAGAAGACCGCAAGACTGTTATATTTTGTTCAACCATACGGCATGCTACCGATCTTTTAGATGTTTTTATTGAAAACGATATAAACGCTGAAATGGTTATCGGAGAAACGCCTAAAGAAGAACGCAAACAAATCCTGCATGACCTTGAGTTCGGTGACGTACAAGTCGTGGTAAACGTAGCGGTCTTGACCGAAGGCTTTGATGCACCGCCTGTATCTTGTGTGATTCTAACCAGACCCTGCTCATTTAAATCAACAATGGTGCAGATGATTGGGCGCGGTCTGCGCATTCTGGACCCAGAGATTTATCCTGACCAGATTAAAAAAGATTGCGTTGTGCTAGACTTCGGCAGAAGCATTCTAACTCATGGTGCGCTAGATGAAGCAGCTAATCTTGATGGTAGACCCAAAGACCCTAACGCAGAAGCGCCAACAAAAGAATGTCCAGAATGCGGATTTCATAGCCCTTTAAGTTCAAAGATATGTTTATCGTGTGGCTATGAGTTTATAGGCGAAGAAAAAACAGAGTTAGTAGAATTTTCGCTAACAGAGTACGACCTCATGGAACTATCACCGTTCCTATGGATGGACATATTCGGCAATGGCTCATGCCTCATGGCAATGGGCTTCAATGGCTTTGGCGTAGTCGGCACAGTGGGCGATACATCTATTGGGCTAGTCAAGGCTCAGAACGGACGCAAGGTGCGCTCAGTCGCCATTGGCGGCAAAGTGCAAGCCATGTCAGCCGCAGATGACTTCATGCGTGAAATAGAAGACAGCAGCGGTGCCAACAAATCTAAACGCTGGCTCAATGAGAGGGCCACAGACAAGCAACGCAATGCTTTGCGCAGGGGTGGTGTGCAAGTCAACGAAATGGACTTCTCATGGACAAAATACAAAGCCGCATGCTGGCTAAACTACCTGTGGAACAAAGAACAAATAGATGCAGCCGTGGAAAGAATAGCCGTGGAAAGAATAACTGAATGACGTATGAGTCAAAGCCGCTCATAACCCTGCGACAGAAAAATAACTGTCCAGTGGTACACGTTTGGAAAAACGGCAAAGAAGTGGCTAAAATAGAATTAACGCCAAGAGAAACAACTGAATTAATAAAAGGCTTGGCAGAAAGGCTGGAAATAAATGGCACGTATAGAACTTGAACTAACAGCCATAGTTTACGACAACAGCGAGTTTGAATGTGAAGAATACAAGATCGTTGCCTTTGTATCTGATTGGAACGATGGCGAACAAGTTACCCAAGCCGCAGGAAAAGCAGTGCAAGACCACATGGAACACTCAGAAAAATTCTGTATCGGGGGCTGCGCAAAAATATTCGTAGATAAAGAAAAAGTAGCAGATGCTATATTTCAAAACCCGGAAGCAGAAGAGGGGCTATTCGACAAAGCCGAAAAATTGTTCGGGTTAGAAGGGGGGGCAATCCATTGAGTTACGAATCAGCAAAAGACCCAATTGAAGAGTTGTCATTCATACTTGGATACTTTGGATGGGGTACGCGGTTCTGCGACCTGACAGAAGAACAAGTGCAAGTGTTGATATTCGCACTGCAAGAAGCCAAAAAAATTACGGAGACGGTAAATGTCGGAAACCTTTAAGAAT